AGTTCTCCGTCGGTTTGAGCGCGTTTCGAAAGAGACATACTTTGAAATGCGGTAGACGTGAGAAGCGAAATTAAATTCTTTTCAAACGTTTTCCCGAGAGATGTTTTATGCCCATTTACATCTAATACGGAAATGTTGGTATAAAATGTACCATCTATATTTTCAATTTCATTGCAATAAAAACGAAGGTTGCCTTTTTGTTTGATGGTGACGGCATATTTATCTAAAAACAAGGGATCGACAGCATAGGACATATCGAATCGCATAGCGACGGGAACAAACTCATCATTTTTGATTAAACTTCTAATTTTTTGAAGGATGACTTGATATAGTTTATCTGCGAGTGTTTTCAGATGCACATGAATTTCATTTTTCGGATTGAATGCTTGGTTATCGATGAGTTTTATTTTCTGATGTTCATCTCTCTCAATTCCAAAACAAAAATAGTCGACAAATTTTCCACCGAGGTACCACATGCGGTATTCATTTTTACGTTGCGAAACGATTTTATTGTAGGGTTCGGCAATGACGACCAGGTCGACATTATTCTCTCGAATGAAATCAAAAATGAAATCGCGCAGTTCGGAAATATTTTCGTCGAGGATGAAGCGTTTTTCTTCTGGGAATGCGCGTTCAAGTTCTTTTGGAAATTGTTTTTCACTTTCTGCTTTTGGCGTAATTACGAGGTAGACATCGTTCATGTCGGCTGAGAATCCGCTTTTCACGACAATGTAGTCGGTTTCATCTTGCATGCGCTTAAAATAAGTCGTCATTTCTCTCCATGCTTGATTGAGCTCGCTGCTACTATGATAGGAAAATACAAACGTTTTACTTTTTGGCAAAACAAATTCGGCGTGTTCGGGGGACGCGTGCAAATCGGCGGAATACATTTTTGAGTTAGTATAATAAACGAAATCGGCCGGTGGATACATGACGGTGCCTTTCGATTCAAGAGATTTATAAAAGGCGAATGCTTGAGCCAGATTCATTCCAGAAAAGAATCGAGGAACGGATTTATCGATGAAAAGGTCTTCAAAGTTAAGCAAGAGGTCGACTTTTCTTTTTTTATTTTTTGTTACTGTTTCTTCTGAAGGAGTTGGATCAACTTCCAAATCGACTTCAATGGGTGCTGGTTCGTCATATGCTTCTTCTAAACGTACTTCCTTTTTTTCTTCTCTTTGTTGTTCTTGTTCTTGTTTTTGTTCTTGTTCTTGTTCTTGTCCTTCCTCTTCTTCATCCTCATCACTTTTTTCCTCAAGAGATTTTAAAAAACGTTTTTCATCCTCTTTTTCTTCTTCTTCTTCTTGTATACGCTCTCTTTCTTTTTGTTGTTGTTGCGCTTGTTGAAATGAAACACGCGGTAGTTCCGGTTCTTCCAGTTCACCTTGTGAATATGGGTCGCGTTCAACAGGTGCAGCAATTTTGGAGCGGACGCGTTCCATACGTTTTCGCCTGGACTCTTTTTTTTCACGAGGTTCGGATTCAGAACTCTTTTTAGCGCCACCCTCCATACCCTCTTGATCATTTTGTATTTTTTCAATAGCGGAAATGAAATCATCATCCAAAAGTTTAACGGTAAATCCTACGCGTTTCAATACGTGTTCTAATTGAATGTAAAAATCAGTAAACCCATTTTTCGTATGAATGTTGTATTTATTTCCCTGAACTACACACAATTTTCCTTTAAAATCATATTCGCGTTGTCCAATTTCGATATTTCGGGAAGACGTTTCGGCAGATTCAACTTCTTGCTCACCAAATTTGAGTTTATTTTTAAGAATGAGATCGTAGAGTTCGGGATATTTTTCTCTCAACATTTTTCTGCAAAAATCGATTTCATCTTTGACAGACGTTTTGTGTTTGAAAACCCACATGGGCGACTTGTATTCTTTTTTTTTATTGTAACCGCTGGCACCGACTACGCCGTCAAAACGGGCATTACTGCACCATCCGCATACGAAGAGGACCATGGGCTCAATGATTCGATGTTTTTTATCGCCTTTGCTGAAATCGTCAATGTGAATGACCATGTTTCCATCGGCGGCAAGAGTGTTCCATGCCAAATAGAGAGATTGGAATAAAAAATGAACCATCCATTTATCGAATGTCGAGTGACTGATGATGGATTGTTCGCCTTCGGTGGTGAAAACTTCGAGATCAAAATATGGCGGACTTGTAAAAATGAGGTCGAATGTTTTTCCGCTGAGGTTGGACTCGGCGGTTTCGAAGGGTGCGCCGACGACTTGATAGTGTTCTTTATCTTCATCGTTGGCAATGTATTCGTCAATCATTTCCTTGTATCCGGACTGGAGGGCGATATTAGGGTCGTAAGCAAGGTAGGTTTCAAGATTTTTGGATAGAGCGGCGAGCAAGCGGTCGCCCCATCCGGCGCTAATATCAAGGACGCGTTTATGTGGTTTATTTCGCAAGAAGAGGTCGTATACGGCGGCGGCGAGTGTGGCTTTAAAAAAATTACATTCCATATTTCTATATTTTTCAGGAAGGACGCTGTTGAGTTTATAAAATGATTCTCTCAAATTGAAGCTTGTAATATTTTCTTTGTCGTCGATGTATCGTTCGATGACGAACTTCATGTAATCTTGGTTGTTCCATGCATTAAACGGGGATAAATCGCGCCCTTCGCGTTTGCATTTCATGCGTTGAAGACCGGTGAAACAGTCGATAACTTTATCAATGTCGTAGTCGCTGGATTGGGTGTTAATATAAAGGTAGTCGGATTTATAACCATCGACTGCAAGATTCATTTTTTGCCAAATTTCGCGGGACAGCTTTTGTTGGTAGTTGGAGTGGCGGCGTTTTATAAGTTCGGGTTCATATTTTTTCAGTTTCTGAAATGCGTCTTCTTTAAATTTTTTGGAACAAAATAGTGGTGGGTCCGGAAAAATAATTTCGCCGGATTGGATTTTGTCGATGATACTTTTTACGATGAGTTCTTTTTTATATTTTCGATATATGTTTTCGGGTAAATTGAGTGTTTCATTTTCAATAAAAGCGTTAATATCGAATACATCTTCATCCATATTATTAATCAGTTATTCAGTTATATTCAATTATTTATTGAAAAATGTGAAAATATATTTAATATATTATAATATGATATGATATTATTATGATGGTATCTTAATTTTAAAGTATTTTTATTATTATTTTTATTATTATTATTATTAAAATAAATAAAACTAATTTTAATAATAAAAAAGAGAATTGCTAAATTAAATTATTTTTTAGACCGAGAATAAGACCGTGATTTTTTATGTCGACGATGATACAATTTTGACATTACCTTTGACATTGATTTTGACCTTGCCTTTGACATTGATTTTGACCTTGCCTTTGACATTGATTTTGACCTTGATTTTTTTATAAGTTTTACTGTTTTTCTTCCTCTACCCCCGAAACCAAAAAACCCTTTGACTTTACTGAACATTGATGATGGTTCTTGTAGTTGTTGTTGTTGTTGTTGTTGTTGTTGTTGTTGTTGTTCTTGCGGTGACGGAATTCTAGTTTGCATGTAATTTTGATATTGAATTCTATCAATTTCTCTTTGAGACGGTTCTGGATTATGAATAATATTTCGCAACTCTTTGTTTGCTTCAACGCGTTCATTTGATGATTGAAAACCTTTATAAGAGCGCTTTGGCTGAGTGGAATAGGCAGCAGGGATAGGGGTGGCTGAAGTTGAGGGTTCGGATGAAAATATGGCAGGAGGGTATTTTTTTTCGAATATAATTTGTTCTAAATTATGAAAAGAGTCTGTGTAACGCTGCTGGTGATCTTCATCAAATGTAGAATATAATTTTTTGAGTTCTGTTAATTCTTCTAATTGAAAATTCGAACCACAATCCACGAGTTCATTAAAAGGATACACTTCCATGAATAAGGAAAGCGGTATACTTTTTTTCAACTTGTAAAAAGTTTGGCACGGAGTTTCTTGGGGTCGGTTCATACGAATGTTTTGTAACATTTGTATATTGTATGCTAACTCACTGGCTGCCATTTCTTGCATCCGTTGTGTGTACTCTGCGTATTCTTCATCGGTACTAAAGTTGTCTCTATTAAATGACATTTTTTTTATTTAACTTATATATAAATATTATCTTATTTTATTTTAACATTTTATAGTAAAAATTAATTCTCCTAAAAATTAAAGTCTTCCTTTGAAATTAGGATTTCAAAATCATCATAATAATTTGTTAATTTCGCAGGGAAAATATCGCCAAATACTATTTTTAATGTACCAACCGCATATATTTTAGGAAGCATTGTGAATTTTATATACATGTAATCATATTCATCAGGTTTGGTGAATAGTGAAATCTTTATTTTTTCTGGTGACTGAACAATATTGGTTACTTTATGACATTTTACTTGATAAGGTGATGCGTGTGTCATTTGCGGAATAATGCGCGGCGTCCAGGTAGTGTCATAAACAAAATGTGTGTTAAAAAAATAAGATTCTGCTTCTTGAATATCATTTGTGATGTTATCATCAAGAAAAGTTGTGTCAAGTTTAAATTTAGTAAAATGACCATTTACCTGAATTGTATGAACATATTCGATTATGCTGTTCTCGAGATTCACATTGAAAGGTAAACTAATTTTATAAACAACTTCATTCTCAGCGTCATTTTTGCGGTTTACAATGGCAAAAGGAAAATTTGTTTCGATGACTTCTTTGTCGTTTGAGCTGGTAATTAATTTACTATTCGTATTTGTATAATTCACATAACCGGTCAATAGTATGCACTCTTTTCCATTGACGGACACGTTTGATATCATAAAATTTGTATTGAAATCATCATAAAGTATTCCAGACTCTTGTCTGGGGTCGATCATTTGATGCGTAATTATTTTATTAACTGTATGATATTTTTTTGGAATATTATCAAATTTACTAATAATCTGGTTAAATGTCTTCTTCATAGATAAAGAAAATATCCCTGCGGTTATTCCGCTGACGCCAAACTTATTTTTAGATACATTGCCTACCGAAATTTTATGAAAATTATTACTGTCTTTGTTTGTGATGTCAATGTTATGTCCATATTGTAAACTATCATGAGCAACGATTCTTGCATTCATAATATTTTTATTACTAAAAGAGGATACAGTGAAAAGTAGACAAATTGAATACGAGTTAACACGTAAAAAGTCTTCACTACTTTGTCCATTATGTTTCATAATATAATTTTGTAGTTTTTTTATGTCTAAATCCATAGACTTACTATTAATATTGGTAACATAGTTGGTAATGAGATTGAATGTATGTAACGAAACAGATGGATCTGAATTAGGTGTCATTATTTTATATACTATATATACTATATATATTATATAAAATTCAAAAAAAAAATAAATTATGAAAGGCGGATTTATTTTTTTTTAGGTTTTTTAGTTGTGTTGCAAAAGGAGATTTAGCGCCAACTCGCATGCAATCTGTTCGGCTTTTTTCTTAATTTTGTGCGTGCCTTCTGCGAAAAACACGACAATTTTTGACTCAGTTTGAACAATGGAGTGAATGGTTGAAAATGATTTCAGGTCGGAATATTTGTACGCGTTGTGATAATCGGCTTCATAGAATTGTTGACCGAGGCACAAGTATACACCCATGGTATAACCGGTATCAATCGTGTGTGAAATTTGAAAGTAGTCGGGTGTGGTTTTGAATTCTTTTTGAATTTTGACTTGGAGAATGTTTTTATAGTTGTCATCATTTTTAATGAGGCTGACCCAGTCGATGTGAGTATTGAAGACGTTTTCAATGAAGAGTTGTGCCATTTGAAAACCGGGGCCGGTGATAAATAGATTACTAAACCACTGGTCTTCATCTTTTACGCTAATTTTGTTGAAATCGAGAAAGAGGGCGCCGATGAATGCTTCGAAAAGACATCCCAATTTTTTTAGATTGGTTCGCGTATATTTTTCTTCTGCGTGCTTGGAAATAACGAGCCACTTGTGGAGACCCATTTCGTATGCGATTTTGCCGATGGATTCATTTTTTACGATGGCTATTTTTTTTTCCGTCATGAATCCTTCATTTTCTTTAGGAAAACGGCGATAAAGGATGTACTTTGTAACGCATTCGAGAACGCCGTCGCCGAGGAATTCGAGACGTTCATTGGATTTTGTTTTTAGAGGCATACAATTTTCTGGTTTTTCGGCAATGGTGATGTTTTCGCGCAGGTTTTCAGCGAGTGGGCGTTTCGTGTATGATTTGTGAATGAATGCGCGCTTATACAGTTGCATATTGAATATTTCAGGAGTTGGAATGCCATATTTTTTAAGAATAGATTGAACCTCGCTCAATGTAATCTCTACATTTTGTTCGTTATATGGATTGAACATCATGATTCCATTTTCAGTGTATACGATGTCTTCTTCACGTTTTGAGGAACTCGTGATTGTCGTTGTCATGGTTGATATTATATATATAATATAAATGTACCGTGTATTTAAATCATTTCTTGATATATTAAGCAATATTCAATTTTAGTAAAAAAAGAGAATACATGTAAATATTAAATATAAGGAATAAAACAGAATAAAAAAGAATTAAAACAAAATAAAAATAAAAAAGAATTAAAACAAAATAAAAATAAAAAAGAATTAAAACAAAATAAAATATTTACACAGTATATAACAATAAAAAAATAAAATGGTGTTAATGAATGCAGGTAGAGCCGCAAGGTATCAACAGAGTATAACGAACAATAATGCCAAGAGCTATGGGTTAAAGATGGGCGGTCTTAGTCCGCTCGTCGGTAAAGGTCAGTTTGCAAACATTGCGATCCAACAGAATGGCGCTTATTGCAACTGTATTCCTTATGAATTTAAAGCCGGTATTCTTTACATGAAACAGAGAAGCATATTCCAGAAGAACCAGTCGAGCTCTGGTGGTGTGGGTAGAATGTATACTCAGCCGGGTATTAACAACGCTCTAGGATAAAACAAAAATAAATAAAAATGAGCAAATATCTTGGGATAAAACTAAATTAGTAAAGATGAAAGTGAAAGACAATTTAGATAAACACGTAAATATAAAATAATGATAAATATATATTTAACAATATTTTATAAAATAATCATATCACATAGATTAAAGATATGCACGAGTATGATCTTCATAAAATAGAAAACTATAACAAGATGATTTATGAAAATGAAGATGAAATATACTTGAAATATTCGAATATTATTATTCAATATTTGTTACTTGGAATTGAAAAGATAAAAAACCATAATCCCGAATATATAAAATACATTTTAATAAAAGGAATGTTTACGGTTTCGTATGTATTTAAGATGTTAATGATGTATACGTGTAATTTACAGTTGACGTATCATCAGTGTCAAAAGTCATATTCTTATTATACGGAGTTCATTGGTCAAATCGGAGATGAGTCCGTTACATATCTACAATTGAATTCAAAAGACGCTGCATTATTTGTTTATAAAAAAACAATATTTGATATTTCGAGTGAAATGAAAAAAAAATATACAGAGAATGACGTCAATGAAAAAAAAAATAAAAATATATCGATAATGATTGACATGTATAACAAATTATTAGAAACGGAAATCACAATTTTAAATTCACACCAACTAAAAAATTCGGAAATTATAGATAAAATGTACACGAGTATTGCACGTATTAACAGTAAACTTTGTAAATTATATTATTCATGCGAAAGCCAAAATGATTATAATAATGATGCTCCTGACAAAAACAAGATTGTTTCCAACAATGAAGTAAATGACACCAATAATGATATAAGCGATAGCGATATATTCCATAAAAAATTAAGTTACATTAGGAGGTTTTGCGATATCATTATTTTAAAAAAAATGTCGATGGATGTTGGAAACGAAACGTATAAGGAATATATGAAAATGATTGAATATTTTATTAAAAAAATTAGAAAACTGAATAATTTGTCTCCTGATTTTGAAATGATTTTAATAAGCAAAAGTTTTTCAGAAGAATTTGAAGAAAAAGTAAAATCATGTAGCACGACAAAATTTATAAATTGGTTATTTTAAGAAAACATAAGAAAACAAATAGATAAATATGAAATACGAATACGAAATGTTTTTTGTCAAGGGTTTAAGGTTTAAATATTATTAATAATTGTGCGCGTTCTTAATTTCGGAACGTGTTTTTTTATAGTGTCATCATCTGGTTGAATAACATGAGAACATATATCCGAAAATTCAACTCGAAACATGTCTTTAATGAAGTCATAAATGTGATGCAAAACATAGTCTTCACATTTGCCAACAATTAGAACACTGCCGGTTCTAAATATCATAAATGAAATTTCAATATAATCACTCAAATTTGTGGTGGGTTGTTGTCCGACGTTGGTTATTGAATTGTCTTTGCCTATATAATAGAAGAATTTGCATTGAATTCCTGGGTACGAACACGAATCATAGTTACTGTTAATTCGATACTTATATTTGAGTATGTTATACAACTTATCTCGATCAATGTAAAATCCGCAGTTGAAGTTAGAGTTTATTAATACCGTTTCACAAGTGTCTTTTTGACATTCAATGTGATCACCAACAACAGACTTTAATGTGCGAATAAGAATATGAATGACATTTTGTAATGAATCGTTGTGTTGAATTCCAGGTATTTCAAGTTTTCCAGTATTAAACACTTTAATGTGCATTTCTTTGAACATGCGTGCTTCTGGCGGGGAGTTTTCATCTTCGACGCGAACAATGAGAACGAAACAATTGAAGAATGCGCGTTTTTTCTTACACCTGCAGTTTAGAATATCCTTTTTAGAAAGGCCTATATTTATTTTGCGATGGTCTTTAAATTTAATTCTTCCATCTGGGTTATCAATGTGTTCAATAATTTGTGTTTCGATGAAATTTTCATTTTTATCGAATTCTTTTTTTGTTTGAGCTTCGATGTCTTCAACTTCTTCTCGTGTTGTGCATGAGAACTTGATTTGTTTTTTTATAATTCCGCTACATTGGGACGCATACGGCATAATGGGAATATCCCAAAATGTTTTTTTTATGTCGATGGGTGTATTTAAAAATGATATTTTTGTTTTTGTAGAAATGTAAATGGGTGAACATGATGGAACTTGATTTTGATTCGAATTTATTTTGTTGTATTTTTCTTCGTTGTCACTTTTATCATGATCATTATCATTATCATTATCATGATTTATCTGATTCCAGATATGTGAGTTGGTAATATCAGTTAATTCTGGATCACTGTTACCATTATTTGCGAGAAGTTCGTCATTCTTTTTTATCTTTACTCTTTTTTTACTTTTTGTATTGTTGCCCGTGACAACAGTGGTAGTGAAACTGTCTCGATTTCTGTTATTTTTTACAGCTTGTATTGTTGTTGTTGTTGCATCATCATCACAATCGCATCCCATTAAAAAGTTGTTCCATTCGTTATCAATATTATCAATGTTACTATTACTGTTATTGCATAACGCATTTCTGTTGGTCATCTATCTATGCTTATACAATGTATGCTGATTCGATTTAGCTATGATAGTAAATTGTATTTAAATGTATTCTATAATCAATTTTTTATTTATTTTCAATGAAAATAAATATGAAAAATAAATAATCATTGTAATGAAATCAATTTAAAAAGATGATATGAATAAATTTATAAATAACAACTTAATTATATTTTATTTATTCAATGAATTTGAGTAGTCGTTGGTCTATTTTTTCTAAAAAGAACAATGTAGAAATAAAAATAGAAGAAGAGGAGGAAGAACAAGTAACACAAGAGCAGGTGCAGAATGATCATGATGAAATTGTGTTTTCTGAAAATGCAAAGCGGGAAGAAGTTGAGGAGAAAAATGAAGAGGTAGTAGTGCAAGAGGAAGACAAAGTTAATGAGTATTTAAAAACGCGTAAAATAATGAATGATGGTGACGATTGTAATGATAAAAATAGTCATTATAAAGGACTAAATACAGAGGTAATGCCTACAATGCCGGTACTTTTTATTGAAGAGTTTGTTCCATCATTGTTGCATTCGCGTTCACGTAACCCGGCGACTATTACAGACTGGCGTGCATACATTTATTACGATTCGTGGCGAGAAGTTTATGTTTTGAATGGAACGCGTCGTCGTAGTTATGAGTATGGATCAGGAATAGAAAGGACGTTTCCAGACATTCGAATGACATTTAAATCGAAGAGTTCTCTAGCGTTTTATTTACGAAAGTCCATGTGTTCGTGGAGACACAAGTTGAGCGTAACCATGTATTCCATGTATCGCAGTGTAATTCACTTGTCGACGGTCGGAGCGATGCCGAGTTTTCACAGCATTCATCATTGTCGCAACAAGTTTCGCAGTGAAATGTTTGGATACGATGACTGCCGTGTTTCATTGAAAGAGTTTGAGTCGTATTTAAAGGTTTTAAAAGATGGCGCAGATGACGGATATTTGTTTCGACCGATGAAATCTGTTTAGATGTAATAGCAATATAAAAACTACATATTTTTTATCATTATTATTTTTTTTAGTTTTATATGATACTTTATATGAGATTTTTTTTAAAGTATTATATATTTATATTTATATGTTTCCTAAATTATGGAATGAATGCAACTCCTCCACTTTTTGCTCCTACACATATCCAACTTTTTAAATCTTCACTTGCTACGAAACTTTGTGAAGAATAGTTTTCACAAGTAGCCTTAGTATATTCTATTAAATCGGTTGCCTGTCTAAATACTAATGGGGGAGGACATGAAAAGGTTGCTGGTAAGTTTTGATATTCAGTACCATTAACAGTTATATTTCCACTAAAATTTCCACCACCCGTATCAATTAAATCAACAGTTGGAGTTATTCCTTGAACGCTTAATAATTGAAAAACAAATGTATATGTTGTTCCACCTGTGACTTGATAAGATGTATTTGGTTGCGAATTGATTGCGAGAAGACCCGAGAAAAATATATTAAATGAAGTAATTTGACTTTGAAGTAAAACCTGCGTTCCTGCTTGATTCGCCAAATTACAAATACACGTATCATTTAATAGTTGCGGAGTTTGGTCGCTTGCGTTTATATAGACATTTGCCGTGTATGAAGTGATAAGAATATCATTAGGAGGAGTCCAAGTGAAAAAAACTTGAACAGGAGTTGCGATGACATCAACAGGAGTACCTGTGGTTGAAGGTTGATTTTTTATCTGTTGATTATATGTGTGATATGTTCTATCTGCTGTTATCACGCAAGTGTTGTTTGCGGTAAGAGGTGCTGTTATTGTAATAGGTGTATTATCAAGGCTATTTCTAAATATGATTGCGGAAGAACCTGAACCCGAGGCAGGACCGGTAGGACCGGTTGCACCCGTTGCACCAGTTATACCTAAACCGGTTGCACCCGTTGCACCCATTACGCCCGTTGCACCGGTTACACCAGTCATGCCTAAACCGGTAGGACCGGTTGCACCCGTTGCACCCATTACACCCGTTGCACCGGTTGGTCCAGTTGCGCCTAAACCCGTTGCACCGGTTGGACCTGTTGCGCCTAAACCCGTTGCACCGGTTGGTCCAGTTGCACCTAAACCCGTTGCACCGGTTGGACCTGTTGCGCCTAAACCCGTTGCACCGGTTGG